TACCGTCGGCAAGACGGTAGCTGCGATTGAGTACGTCGCGGGTCAGTAAATCCCAGTCTTCTGGCTGTGTGGCTGGGCTGATCTGCCGGGGTGGTTCGTCGCCTTTCGGACCTCGGTCGTCTTTGATATTAAAGCGGTCGACCACCCACATTTCACGATGGGCACCCCAGCCGTGAACCTGCACCACAAAGCGGCGCTCTTTGCCGCCCTGCACGTCCACCGTGGCGGTTAAGAAGCGCACGCCCGGGGGAACAGTACGCCGCTCCGTTTGCTCGGCACGGTCCATTAGTTGCTGGCTGGAGCGCTGCACTTCGGCACGCCGGTGCAGGTACGGCCTGCCCCAGTCGGTGTTGATGACAGTCTTGAGCGTTTCCTGGCTACCACTTTGCTCGAATGTTTCTTCAGCGCGAGCCAGCTTTTCCGCCAAGCTGAGCCAGCTCTGGAATGCGGCGGCGGGGCCTTCCATCCAAAAAGAAGCAATACGCACCGGACGGCGCGTACCGGTTAGCTCTCCGTCATGCGATAACTGCATTCCTTCCGGCACCCAGCGACCCGTCAAGTTAAGCGCTCGCTTTGACTTGGGATCGATTTCACTACCGCAATGCGGGCACGCCACGCGCTTTGACGACTGAATAAAGTGATCCATCGTGGGTGTGAACCACCGTTGACAGACTGACTCAGGGCACTGCCAGTACCAAAGTCGGCGGTCACCCTGGTTAAACAAGTCCAGAATACCGGTAGTAGGTGGCGCCATATGCGGGCAGTCCGCCGGGCGCTCCCAATCAGGGTCGACTACTTCGCGGCCCGGCGAGGACTCAGCCAGGGTCATACCGGTAGAGCCAAACGTTTGAGTTCGTTTGCTGGCTAGCGTGAAAGCATGACCCTCTCCGTCGATGTTTTCGTCTAAGCGGTCATAGTCGGTAATCAGTACAAACTGGTAATCAGATGAGGCCAGCACGTTCTTCGACGGCCACTTGATGCCTAAATAATTGCCAGCCCGAAAGGTTTTATCGTGAACGTTATTGTCGTGACCGCGCGGGCTAAGTCGTTTTGCTAATTTCGGCGAGTTTTGCAGCATTCTGTCAATGCGCTTTTTGCTGAACTCCCTCGCCTTCTCTTCGGAGATCTGAACGATCAGCCCATCGCCGGGGTCGCACGAGATTTTATAGGCCACATAGCCATCAATCAGTGCGTTGGTCTTACCTGTACGCGCAGGGCCCACGAAGATCACCGCGTCATATAAGCGGCTGCCCATGCAATCAAGCGGCTCTACCATGTAGGGCGTGGCTTCTGGCGACCAATCCATCACGGTGCCCGCGCCATCGACTACCTTCATCTTTTCGGCAGCGGCTTGGCTTGCGCGAATACGGCGTGGTGGGCGGATCAGCTCGGCAACGTCACGACGAATAGCGGCAGCACTGGCTAAACTACTCATCGCCCTCACCTTCGTCGTCGCTCACAATGACGTGATACATCTGCTCGCGCAGGTTGTCAGTGGTTTTTTCTACCATCTCAATCGCCTCTGGTGGCAAGCCCGCATCACGCTCAAGCATATCGGCGAGGCTATCCAGCCCACTGGCCACCGCTTTAGCCAAGCGCGACATTTCCCGGTGCGCTTCTTCAACCGGTACCAACAGGCGCATTTCCTTCTCAAGCTTTACGCGTGAAATTTCGGACGCATACCAATCTTTGCGGTCACTGGGGTGGTAATCATCTGGATTAGCGGCAGTGCCTGGGCGGGACTCACTGAACAGCGCTGGGCCTGCATCTTTTAGAGCGTAGATATTCGCGTTGTTGCGTGAACCAGCGGGCACCACGCCCGCCTCTTTCAGCCGTTTGCGCACCGTATCGCGGTGTAGACCAAACGCATCGGCCAGTCTGGTGATGTTCCAGTTGTAGGCCTCTTCCAGGCGATTGATCTCAGCCACACGGTTATCATCCTATCGGCACTGTACCTATATTGGTTTCGGCAGCATCGGCACCGCTAAACGCAGCAACCACGCGGGTAAAAGCTAGGTGCTGCTGACGACCATGAAACCCCGAAAATTTGCCGAGTTCCGGGAGTCTGCGCCCCCGTGGCGCGTCTTTTGGCGGCCAGAAGGACCCGCGTTTTTTTCTGTTACGCTGTAAGTTCCGCGCATCAACAGGCATGTATATGAACGAATCACCATTCAAACCTTGGCAATTTATTTTCTCTTCCATCTTCGCGTCTGGGCCAACATGGCTATTCGGCGCAATCTGGAGTTGGAGCTATCCGATGTGGGTTTACATCCCCGTCTGGATTTTCTTTTTCGTGATGGCACTTGGGTCGGTAGTAGGCGCGTCAATAACACTTCGTGGCGCTGCTGCCCAAATAGAAATGAATGATCGACAAAAAGCAGACGCCACTGGCGTTTCGGAGCAACAGCCCCCGGTGGTCACTGAAAAGCAAGGCACCCCCGTAGGTGCTCAGAAGCTCAAGCGCCGTGGCGATGTGCCTAGTGCGCCACCGCCTTCAGATAACTGGCCCCGCTAATCCTCCCCGGCCCCGCGCACCATGATCTCTACCACCACAGCCCGATCTGCATTGAAGCGACGCCTCAGTGCCTCATACTCAGCCAGCAGCAGCAATAACCCCCGCTGGTTTGATAGCAAGCGCTCAGGCGCGGGCAGCTCACTCGTCAGGTGCGCGGGCACCGTTGGGCAGTCGCACGCCATCACTGGCGCTGGGCTGCTGGACCTCGCGCACCCAGTCAGTAATGCCAGCAGGCAGATCGCTATACAGCCACTCGCGCGCTTCAGCATCTGTATCTCCCAGTCGTTCCAGCGCTGCCGTGCTGGCGCGCATGTCGTCAGCGATGATAGTTAACGCTCGATCTCGCTCTGCTAGCGCGTCGTTTAGGGTTTCAATCTGCTGGCGCTGCCACTGCTGGTGCTCTTGCAGGATCTCAGCGCGGGCGCTCTGGCGCTCGACTTCGGATTGGTAGGCGTCTCGCTGGGTAGTGATGTGCTGCCAGTAGAGGTAGGCGCTCACAAGCGCTAGGCCACCCAGTGCCCAGCCCATTGCCTTGCTCTTGAACGCGGCAATCATTTGAGCCACTTCGTCACAAACGCCAGCAACACATCATAGATGCCGTCGGCTTTGTTACGCACCCACTCCACACCCATGATGGCTAAAAACACGCAGGGAGCAAACGCCACCTCTTCAGGTAGGCCGTAGTAGGCAGAGACCCAGAGGAACACCGGGTACAGCGAGAGCGACAGGATGGTGCCCACGGTGGCGCTCATAAACGCCTTAGTCCAAGGGCCGCCGTTATGTAACGCGGTGATAAACCCCACTGTGAACGTGGCAGCGCTTAAGAGCATCCAGGGGATCATGTTCACCAGCCACTGCCAGTTATTCGGGTCGCGGTTTGGCATGGTGCGTTTCTCTTTGGTTCGTTTTTTCATGGCGCACCTCTCGGGCGGGCCTCGTCAGTTAGTCGATGGAAATACCGCCAACCGTCTCATAGACGCGCAGCAGCTCATCGGTGGCTAGCTCACGCTGGCCATAGCCAGCACCCGGCAGGCTCGCCCAGATACGGCGGCATGCGTAAATGGCCTCACGAATGCGGCCATCATGGATAAGGGAAAGCGCCTTGCATTGGCGAATCAGGTGCACCGCCGCCAAGTCTTGGCTGGCTGGAGTGAAGTCGGGCAAGTTGAAACGGTCTGCCAGATCGTCCCATGTGCGCAAGAGGAACTGATAACGGCCCGCCGCACTGGAATGGATCTTGTACGCAGGCAGCCACACCATAACGCGTGGGTGATCGTCGTAACTGTCGAACGTCTGACCGCCGACAATCACATCATAACCATCCTCATAACCGAAGCGCGGCGTACCCTCGGCATAGGCAAGCATGTCCAGGAACGCGGCCACGTTACCCGCTCGCGTGTCTTTGGGCGGTGCTGGCTCCACGCGCAGCAGTTCCGCCTCGTCATACCAATGGGCAGGCGAGTGAGCAGACATGGCAACCTCAGGGAGAAAAGGCCCCGCACGAAGGGGCAAAGCGAAGCCCAGGCGGCAACGCATGAAATGGTAGCGGCGGCGGAAATCGAACCCTCTATCTCCGGGATATGAGCCCGGCAACCAGCCAGTGGTCCACAGCCGCTAGAAACGCAAAAACCCCGCCGGGTAACCGGCAGGGCTTCATGATGTGTGGCGGCTAGCGACATTGAGCGCCAGCCTAGAAACATAGTAGATCAGCCGTGGAGTTAATACAACATCTAGTGTTTCAAAGCTGTGCCAGCATCAACAAAGCCACCCTTGCAGGCTTAGCCGCATCCTTGAGCGCCTGACCATTCTTAAAAATCGGCACGCTTTTATGTTCGTTTCGGCACCGTCGGTAGGTTTCTTTTTCCGTAACGCGCACAACCTCCACCTGAGTCAACTCAGCCATAGTGGTAAGCGAGCCCATTTGAAGCATGCGCGAGTAGATGGGCAAGTGCTGGGCAATAAAGTCATACGGCTTCGCCCATGGGGCTTTCTGCTGAGTGGGCATCGAGTACAACTTGGCCGCACGGATCAGCACCGCCAAGCGGGCACGCGGACGTAAGCGAGCGCCTTCTAGCCACTCTCGCGCAAACTCATGGCCAGCATGAATCCGGCAGCCGCGCTCACAGGCAATCGCCAGCGGCTCAGCGGCAGCGGTTCCCCCTCCTGGCTGCTCGCCTACGGTCGCGGCAGAGCTGAACGGCTGAAAGCCGGTGTTTTCATGCCAGTGCCACGTCAGGCGCTCTACTTCCATATCAAGCACACGATCCACAAACACGCGTGCCGCTTCCGGGTCATGCTCTGGGTGACTGCTACGCGCCAGCTCTCGCAGATCACGAATACCCATACGCTCATAGTTGCGCGCCATGCTCACCTCTTTCATTAATGCCATGCCCATTAGCCCTTTCTCCACTCGGTACCGCTGTTCATCACCTGACGCTGCCCCACTACCTTCGTGCGTGGCCAGCTCGCGTATTCCCTTAGCACCGCCTTGGCCTCTTCGATACCCCGCGCCAGCACAGCGCAATAGCCCTCATACTCGCTGCCTTCCAGCCACGTGAATTGGCTATCGCTCAGGTCGGCATCACGCGGCGGGGTTGCCTTAAACTCCAGATACAGGCCGTGCCAGCCCCCACGCGCTTGACGCACCGGCAGATCGGACACGCCTGCCTTAGCACCCTGCCGCTTCATCGCCACCGCCGTCTTGAAACTGCGAACGCCGCCGTTCGGTACGTGATAAATGGCGTCGAATAGCTCCCCGACCGGCTGACCGCGCATCTTCTCGCCCTGCAACCAGCGAATGACAACCGCCTGTTCGTTGCCTTCCCAATCCACTGGCTTTTTACGGGGTGTGCCGTCAGCCTTTGGCTTAGGTGCGCGGCGCTTGCTGGCGGGTAGTCCGCGAACGGTCATAGGTCTAGCTCCTGGTTTCTATCCCACACGGCAAACCGACGCGCGATTTGATGAAGCGAGGCCGCCGCCACTGGGTCAGTGGCTAAGCGACCCAGGCTTTCCACCTCGCACTGATCCTCAATCCAGCGGCGGGCGGGGTAGGGGCTGTGTGGCCACCCGCTATCCAGCGCATCGATAGCATCCAGCCATTCACAAAAGCGGTTATCGTCTGCCAGCGACTTGGCGTGGTCTTCTATCGGGTGTGCGTTCTCGGTCACTGCCCCGCCCTCCGTTGGCCGCGTTCCCACTTGCTGTAAGCCGCCAGCACCTTCTCCAACATGGCTGCGGCTTCATCGTTATGATCAAGCTCGGCTCGACTCTGGATGCCACACGCTTTACGCAGCCACCGTGTAGCGCCAGCCAGCTGGTGCGTGCCGTTTGGGTACTGCTCAGGTGTCAGGTGATGCTTGGCGCGCCAGCGGTGATCTAGGTACAACCAAAAGCGCTTGTTCTGGCAAAGCAGCGCAGCGCGTCGGGCCTGCTGGCCCCCTTTTTGGGCGTTATCCATCGCTTTGCTCTCCCTGATCATCTAGGCCTTCTACGCTGCGACAAAAGGCCAAGACTGCGCAGCCTACGGTCAACACTACGCCCGAAAGGACGCCCAGCAGGTACAACGTCATGCCGTCCATCATGATTCACCCCCAGCCCACGACCGAACAGGGCTCTTGCGTGTGCTATCTCGGTTGGCGTTGAGATTCCCGAGGGATTCCGTCAATTCGTCCAGTTCGTTGGCAGGCCGTCGCCGTGCAACTCGCAAATCACGCCTAAGGCTGCGCACCTCTTCGCGCAACTGGTCACAGCGTTTCGCCAACTGCTGGCGCTCTGCCCAGGCTTCACGCATCTTCTGGTTCAGCTCCTCGGCATCACCGATGCGGGAATACAGCTTCACCAAGATGAACTGCTCGCCTAACAAGTCGCTTTCCTGACGAAACGCGGCCATGGCTTCCTGGTGGCGGTGGTAGTTGCTGCTACCAGCCAGCGCCAGGGCAAAGCCCGCTTTAGGCTTTACGTGACCACGCTTGTTGATCCACAGCAGCCCCCAACCTTCGGGCAGCTCGTCGGGCTGAATCATCCCTTCAGGGCACATGAAATAACGCCAGTTGCCCAGGCCACCCTCAATGCGGTGCGGTTTCTTACGATCAGCGAGGAAGTCAGAGCGCGACACCTTCACTTCCACCACTACCGAGCCATCACTAGGCGTGTACCCTGACTGGCGAAAGCCGATCGCATCCGGGATCTCACCCGTCCAACCAGAACGCACCTCGCTCACTGCTACATGACAGCCATGGCCGTTATTGCTGTTGGGGCGCTTGAGCCACTTCACGGCGATGGCGCACAGCTCGGCATGGGTCCATTGCCTTACGCCGTCCATCGCTGGCCACCTCGCTGTGATTTGCGTAAGCAGTGTTTGCACGCGGGTAATGGCTCAAACGTACCTGGGTCGCGAAACTCGCTAGGCGGCTTGCGGTACTGGCACTCCGGGCATTTGGGCTGCTGGTAGGCGTGGCGCGTCATGCAACACCCCCCTGCAGGCGCGACGTAATAGCTCTCAAGCAGCGGCACGGCGGGCAGTTCGCATTCGCCATGCGCGGTGAGGCGGTAACCCGTGATCGTGCGGGCCACAAACTGCTGCTCGCATAGCTCATCACAAGCAACGCGCACCTGGTGCAACGAAACGGGCAGCTTGTAGGCCTGCGCCAGCGTAGCGAGGTGCTGGGCATCACAGGCCGCTGAACGCGCCAGCAGGCGCAGGACGATGTTTTGGTGATCGATGGGCTTTAGGGTGCTCACGACGCCACCCCCTTAGCCGCTTCCATTGCCAGCGCTTTGCCGCTCTCAGTCAGCCCCAGCACCTGGCGCGATGGAGAATCAGCGCTCATACCCGCCACGTCGACATAATCCAGATCCAACAACTCACGGCAGCGGCCGCAAATGCTGGAAAGCGGCAAGCCGGTTGCCTCAGCTAGCTGGTTGCGTGTCATGGGCCCCTTACTGACCAGTGCAGCGATCACCACGCCCTGCGTCGATTTGAGGCGCCCGCTACGGCGGTGCTCGCTAAACGCGGCGCGCTTCACTTCACTGCCGCTCGGTTGAAATGCGGTATTCATCAGATAACCTCCATGGCGGATTTTGCGCGGCGCTTAGGCTCAGGCGGTGGCGGGTTGCGCAGTTGGGTAATAGTGCCCGCGTCTAACGGTTGAATACGGGCGTTGGCGAGCTTGGCAGCGGCATACTCGGTGCCGGTATCGCCCTCGCGCTGCTTGGAAACGATCAGCTCCATGATGCCTTTGTGCTGGTAGTCGTCGGGGTAGTAGCGCTCATGGCGATACAGAAACACGATGATGTCGGCGTCTTGCTCTACGCTGCCGCTTTCACGAAGGTCGGCCATTAGTGGGCGCTTATCGGTACGGCTTTCTAGTCCTCGGTTGAGCTGACTCAGCAGCATCACCGGCACCTTGAGTTCTTTAGCAAGGGCCTTCATCGCGCCGCTCATTTCCGCCACTTCCTGTTCACGGGTGCCGTGGCGGCCGTCGGGTTTCATTAGGCCTAGGTAATCCACGACCACCAGCCCCAGGTCACCGTAGTAATCGCGCCAGCGCTTAGCTGCACCGCGTATTTGGCTTGGCGTGAGGGCTGCCCGATCGTCAATTACCAGCGGGGCATCTTTCAGCGCATTAACGGCATGGGTTAGGCGTGGGTAGTGCTCATCGTGCAAGTGGTTCTTAGGGTCGCGAATGGCTTGAATGGGTATATCGCCCACTTGAGCGGTCAAACGCTGCAGTAAGCTGGCGCGGCCCATTTCCATCGAGAACATCACGGCGGGGCGCTTTTCGTGAATAGCGCACTGAGCAAGCGAAGTCAGGCTCAGCGCGGTTTTACCCATGCCAGGGCGGGCGCCGATAACTACAAGTTGCTCTGGGTGCATGCCGAGCGTTCGGTTATCAAGATCAGGTAAGCCAAAGCTCATGCCCATAGCGCTGGTTTCGCCGCTCTGGCGCTTTTCCAATGGCGCAATCAAATCCTGATCAAGAAACTGGCCGATAGGGCCAATCGCGCCCGCATCTGCACGCAGTAAGCGAGCAATGCTCCCTTGGGCAGAATCAATCACGTCAGCAAACGGTTGGCGCTTATCACTCGCCATTCGCTGAACCTGGGAAACCGTATCCAGCAATCGGCGGCGATTACTCATGTCCGTCACGATGCCCGCGTATGCGTCGGCGTTTGCTACGCTAGGCGTGTTCTTGGCGATCTCAGCCAAGTAGCCCATGCCGCCCGCTGATTCCAACTGGCCGTTATCTGCCAATGAGTCAGTCAGCGTTAGCAGGTCCACTGCTTGTCCGCTGGCGCTCAGGCGGTTCATTTCTGCCCACAGCATCTGGTGGGTATGGTTGTAAAAATCATGGGGGCGTAGCTGGTCGGCTAAGCGATCAATCAGCGCAGGGCGCTGCAAACACGCACCAATCACGCTCTGTTCAGCCTCATGGCTAGCCAGCGGCGTAGCACTAGCGTCATGGCTTTGGCCGTAATCCTGATCGTAATAGCTCATGCGTCACCCCCAGTCAGTTCAGGGTGATACTTGAACTCCATGATCTTGCGGAAATTCTCAGCCTTCACGATCCAGTCGAGGCCGAAAAAGCGCGAGTCGTCACGCATCAGGAACTCAGAACGGCGAAGGAACTTGAAAAACCGCCCCCACCAGTCGATGCCAGTGGCCTCGTCCGCGTACAGCGCATCACCGGTTTGCTCGTTGATGATCGAGAAACCCTGTTTCCAGCGAGCAGCCAATGCGCGTGACCCTGCTGAGCTGCCCGTCCACAAGCTGCGCAGCGGCTGGCGCTTTTCCGGCATGATCTCTGCCCACTGATCAAGAATGGCTTGATGGGGGCAGTTAGGCAGCGAAGCGGCTTTTGGTTCGGCAGGGGGAAGGGTTTCGCTTTTCGTGTTTTCCACTGCCAGCGTTTGCTCGTCGTCGGCGCCAGCCGTCGACTCTTCCCCGTAAGGGGAAGTATTAATGTCTTTCCTGTCTTTCTTTGTTAGGGCGTCTTGCCCTGACTGAGTTAGGGCATCTTGCCCTGACTGAGGGCATGAGTCAGGAGCGCTTTTCTTGCGGCTTTCAGCTGCTAGCCACTCGGTATGACGCTTGTTCAGTGACACGGGCGCACGGCTTCCGCCGTGACGAACAACAACCTGGCGCCGAATAAGCTCGTTCAGGACTTTCGAGCAATCGGTGGCATGTAGTCCAGTGCCGCCAGCAATGAACGTGGAGGCAAGGCGCTTCTGCTTCGTTCCCCACCCGTAGGTTTGGCGGATGATAAAGTTCACCACGCGGAATTCACGGTTGGTAAAGTCAGCCACACAAAGCGCATCAAGCAATTCATTAGCGATTCGGGTATATCCGTCCTCCACTTGCGGCCCCTTGGTTTTAGTGGGCGCACGCTCTGGCAGGTCAGGAAAGCGCAATACGTTACTCATGAGCGGCTCTCCTCAATCAGTGCGCGCAGCTTAGCGATCTGCTGGTTACCCTTTGCCTGACGCTCTGCCGTCAATGCCCGTGGCTTTGCCTTCGCAAAACGCCCCCGCTTAGGAAACTGGTAAACTTTGGCTTTCTGCATTACGATTAACTCCTGGGTAGTTGAAAGCCCCGTCATTGGTTTGCCGACCCGACGGGGCTTTTTCATGCCTGTCTTTTGCCGCCAGCGGATTTAAAAACACCTGTGCATACAAACAGACCAGCAGCGTGGGCTGTTCTGCTATGGGCTGGCTCATATACTGGAATCATTGAGAAGCCACCTCGTTAGCGGGCGGCTGAACAAACACAGACGGGCACAGTTGAGCAGCAGTAAACTTGCCGTTCGTTAACTTTTCCGCTCGCAGCGCAACAGCAGGAGACATGCCGTGCTTTCCACGCACCCACCCTGAAACAGTTGCTTGGTCAACTTTGAGCAGTTCTGCTGTTTTAATTTGGTTGCCGAAGAAACCCACCAGACTTTGGAAGGTAGAGGTTTGGCTCATCTTTGCGCGCTCCATAATAGGCATTCCCATATAATAGGTATAGGCATACCCGTTTGCAAGCGTATGGGTTCGCCTATATAAAACGCTTATGGAATTCAAAGACCGCCTTAAAAAAGCCAGGAAGTTAGCTGGCCTCAATCAAGCTGAGCTCGCCCAAAAAATTGGCGTGCAGCAAACCAGCATCTCGGATTTAGAGCGCGGCAAGTCTAAGTCAACGTCATTTTCTACTCAGATTGCCCATGAGCTAGGCGTTAGCGCTTTATGGCTTGCCACTGGAAAAGGGGAAATGAACGCAGGCGCAGTAAGCTCTGTGACTGACAGCAACGTATCTATGGCACCTACGCCGCTGCGCTACTATCGCTACCCAGTGATTTCTAGCGTTCAAGCAGGCAAGTTTGCAGAATGCGTGGTTCCGTATCCTTCCGGCATGGAAGAACAGCACGAAAGCACTGACTATGACGCCAAGGGGCCAGCTTTCTGGCTAGAGGTTTCAGGGGATTCGATGACCGCACCAGCAGGCGTAAGGCCCAGCATCCCAGAGGGCACGCTGGTGTTAGTGGACACCGGAATAGAAGCAACACCCGGAAAACTGGTAGTGGCTCAGCTAGACGAAAGCAACGAAGCCACCTTCAAAAAATACATCGTAGAAAGCGGGCAGAAATACCTGAAGCCGCTCAACCCCGCTTACCCTCTCATACCGATCAATGGAAACTGCCGGATTATCGGGGTGGCTGTTGAGGCCAAAACCAAGCTATAGCAGGCCCACTTATGAATGAGAAAGCCCTCAAAGCTCGGGAGCTGAAAGGAGAAGACTTGCATGCCTTTGTTGACGCAAAAGGCATCACGCATGACTGCCCTGCCTGCGGTCACGACCACGTAGCCATCATGTCTCACGGACCAGATATGCCGCTACATATTTATGCCATGCCGCTCTTGCATCCGGGATTGCCAGAGGAAGGCGCTGTGGAAATGGTCGGTGTCACCTGTCCGAACTGCGGGCACTTGAGAATGTTTGCGGCCCAGATGGTGGTCGAGTGGAAAGAAATCGCGCCACCAGGGTCTATAAATTGGGAAGAAGAGGAGCCACCCAGTGACAGATAATGTAAGCTATCTTCCAGCAAGGGGCGGCGGAGGCACAGGAGGCGAACCACCAATGAGCAATCTTGAGGCCCGTGTAGAACATCTGGAGCGCGATGTTAGCGACATCAAGGTGACGCTAGCGCGTATCGAAGGCCGCTTTGATACGGTCGACGAAAAGTTTAACGCCATGAATACCAAGCTAGACACCTTTGCCACTAAAGCTGATTTGGCCGAGACGAAGGTGAGCATGATTCAGTGGGGAGTCGCCACCGTTATCGCCGCTGGAGCATTGGTGTTTGCCATAATGCGCTGGCTCCCCGCCGCGTAATACCTCTTAACATCGCTTGAAGAGCCGCCCATTGAGGCGGTTTTTTTGTGCCCATATCCAAAATATGGGAATGCCTATTGACGTATTTTATGTGTTTGCCTATATTTAGACCATCGAAATACAGGCAAGGGCCAGTAAAATGCAAATCACACAAGGTAATTGGCAGGCGACCATTAACCCAGAGCGCGGCAGCTTAGGCCTTACCCGCACTCAAGCGGTCGACATCATGCTGCTTGCAGCGGGCAATACCTACAAAGAGATTGCACGCGCCACAGGTCGTTCACCAGAAACCGTGCACGGCAGCCTTAAGAAGGGCTACCACAAGTTAGGCGTTTACAAAGCAGCTGGTGCCGTAGCAGAAGCGATGCGCCGTGGCTGGATCGCCCCGCTGTTAGTCGCGCTCATGATTGGCTGCATCAACGGCGATGCCGACGCCCTGCGCCACCGTCAGCCAACACGCACCCGCCAGCAGGTCAGTGCCAGCCGCACGCTAGCCCGGCGCGACACAGGGAGTGTGTACGCATGAGCATCGTAGACAAAACCATTCAGCAGCTAGTGCGCAACCGCGTTCACGACCTCACCGACCGCGCAATGAACATCAATAGCCTCGGCAACCATCGCGCAACGGTAACGCTCACTAAAAGCTGCATCGTTCTGGCCGTGTCTCACAGTAGCGACATTAACACCATTAACACCTATGCGGCTCAGCTCCCGAGAAGTGACGTTAGCGACAGGCTGGCGCTGGCTGAGCTAGACATCGCGCTAAACCAAACCCGCGTTTATCTGACAGGCGGTGCCCAATGAGCGCCCTGTTGATTTCCTGCCGCTTCGTCGTGAAGCACTGGCAGCTGCTGGCCATGCAAGACGGCTACACCGATCACCGCACCGAGATTGAAGCAGAGCCCGTTGATGGCGGTTACCTGCCCGCCTTCGTGGGCAAGTACGACACCCGCGTCATCGTTGAGATGGCTACGCCACTACCTACGGCAGAAGCCGCGCGCAACAGCCTGCGTGATGTGCTGTGGGGTGCGCACGTCGAGCAGCGAATCAACCTAAACGAAAACCCTGCAGCACAGGAGCGCGCCGCATGAGCAAACAAGCCACCAAATTACTCTGGGCCGCGTTTCTGTTTGTCGCGCTGGTCGTCATGGGCCAGTTATCGAAGGGCGAAGCCCAGGAACAAGCCGACTGGCTCATTAGCTACTGCACCGATGCCGCCGTGTGGCAAGCCGAAGAAGCACGCGGCGTGCCGCTGAGTGAGCGCACCGGCCAGCCTGATTACAGAGGCATTGCTGAAGAACAGTGCCCAGGTATGCGTCCGGCGGGTCCAGCCCAACCCGCTTACCAACTTGTTCAGTTTTGAGGTGATGACGATGACACAGATTAACCGCTCAGGAACCGTATGCTTTGGCGATGCCAGCATCAACATTTGGGAAGAGCCTAAACGCACCAGCATTGCTCAGTGGAATGAATGGGAAAAGCTATTTCGTAAGCAGGTATTCAAGCGCTTTATTCAGCAGCTTAACCGGCTTGGCTGGCATGTTGGCGAGTGGGACGAAGCCGATGAATACCGCTGTATCGCTCATAACCACCGCACCTGCACAAAGGGCGATCTACAGGGCCAATTAGAAATAACTGGCCGCACTGTTCAATTTCAGATGTGGCAAGACGTAGCTAACATTACCCGGGAAGACGGGAAAGGCCGCTACGAGTTCGATAAAGAAAAGCGGATGCCTTACCTGATTCATTTGGAAATGCAGCGCACCCGTAACCGCATCCGCGATTACCTGTGCAATGTGTTTGCTGGGTACGACTTTAAAGACATGAGCCCTAACGCCAATCGGCGAGGCCCTGGTGGTCTCACTGCAATGGAGTGGGTTGAGCGTGACATTCGCAGTACTGGCCACTTTGTCGAAGAACTAGGGCATGCCCGCATCAGCATGGGCAGGAACGAAACCTCGGCCGAAGGCGAAACCATCACCCATGGCGCTCGTGTTTTCACGATAGACAACAAGGGCCGCATCGTTTCCGGTACCGCCTACTACGACTTGAACAGCAGCTGGCACGTGGTCACGGGTAAGTACGGCGTGTTGTGTAGCCAAGCCTCCGAGATCTACCTGCATAACCCAGGCTGCCTGCGCGTCAAGCGCAATGAACGCCAGCGCCGCCAACGCCTAGAGCGTGAAATGGCTAAAGCCATCAAGGCCATGGACTTCAAGCGCGCCCAGGTGCTTAAAGAAGTCTTATTCCCTGACAACGAACCCCTCTACCTGATTTGGCACAAAGGCCACTCGGCTTGGTATGCGCCCAATTTCTGCGGGTACCGCACCAGCGCCAGCGATGCAGGCAAATACACCCGCGCCGAACTGGGTAGCTACATCCAAGAGGATTATCTGACCAAGGCGGTACCGCTTGGAGAAGCCGCGTGATAGTCCGCAACCGGCTCGGCCAAGCCGTGACAGTCGGCAACCGCCGCCGCCACTGCCGTTGTCGGGTATGCGGTGCACGGCAGGGAAAAGCCAAGCACCCCAGCGATTACCTGCGCCCTAT